TTATTAGTATCATTATTATTTATGGAGAGGAGTTAAAGTTAGTATTATGGGAAATGGTTAGGTTTGGTTTATGAACTGACAGGTTATGCCAATGTCTTTTGATGTCTTTGATTTTTTCAGTGATATTTAACTGAAGGAACAGCCAGTGGCCGTTCTTTTTTTTTTGTTTTTCTTTCTTTCTTCAGTTTACTAACCACAAAATGTCAAATCCATACAGTTACCAAAAGGCTGGTACCAAAAGAAAGTCTGGTCCTTCTTCTTATACGAAGCCAGTCCCAGTGACTTACAAGAGGAGGAAGATTGTCAGAGCTGCTCCAAGGCTCTATGTCAATCGAACACCTGGGGGTCAGATCACTGCTGATAATCACTATTTTGATAGTGAATTGGCCCTCACTGCAATTGCTTCTCAGACATCCAATTGGCAGGGGACTGAATATGACCCTGCAACAGCAAACTGCTTGTTCTTTCCTAGCCAAGGGGATGATATCTCCAACAGGCAGGGGAGAAAGGTGTTTGTGAAGAAGATGAGAATTCGAGCTGCTATCTCTTGTGCTGCTCAATCTGCCATTGCTGCAGCTGATCAGGAGGCTGTGATCAGAATTATTGTCTATAAAGACATGCAGACTAATGCTTCTCAATCACAAGGGGAGAATGTCATCTCCTCTGGGACATCTGGTGAAGCGCTCCAGATGTTCAGTAATGTTGGGAACCTTGGGAGGTTCCAGATTTTGTATGACAAAGTTCACAAAATCAGCAACAGAACGATGACTGATGCCCTCCAAAGTGGGGCTTACATTAATTTTAAGATTAACTTGAAACCAAACTGTTGGGTGAACTACAACAGCACCAACGGGGGCACAGTAGCTGATGTGGTGGATAACTCATTCCACATCATTGCTAATACCTCCAGTGCCAGTATGGTCCCTCAATTGCAGTACAAGTGCAGGACTGTGTTCACAGCTTAATTTTTTTATTTTTTTGTAAAGTACTTATTTATTTGGTTAAGTTTTGAATAAAAGTTTTCTTAATCATAATACTTTAAAGCTTCTGTTGGGGCATTTTCTGGCCACCATTCTCCAAGGACTTGTTCGACGTGGCCAGGATCTTCTGCATGAAGGGGGGCGTAGAAGAGGATGACCTTGGTGAAACGCCTAGCCAAGGCCAAGTATTGCACTCCACGATCCTCCCATTTGTACCAATCCTTGGGGAGGATGTTGGTCGTGATGTAGATGACTTTTGGGAGGAACCAGGTATGGGCTCCTTTGGTAGGTACCATGACTGGGTATCGGTCAATGAGTCGTAGCAATGTGACCAATTGCATATGGGATGAACTTCCTGAAAAGTCATCGAGGAGGACTGCCGGATGACCGTCGTACTCATCATACCAGGGGGTCCCATTGCTGAGTGGGGCAACATAAAGGTCGTCATCTCCCAGATGTCTTTCATACACATATCTGGTCTTTCCGAGGCCAGGCTCACCAATGAGCAATATGACTTGAGGCGGGTCATTAGTCTTTGGTCTGGACATAAGAGTTAGAGTATTGTAGAATTTGGGGTATCGAGCAAGAATACCATAGTGGTCGTCCACAAGGTCTCTCTTCCTCTTGCCTCCTCGAACATCATCCTTAAACTCGAGGAGGTCGTTCCTCTTACCGGGGGTAGGGGCGCTAATGGTTCCTCTCACAATAGGAACAGCGCCCTCGAGGCGAGTATCATCTTTCATACAATAATCGCTGGCTTCCTTGGCAGTGCCTCGTCGCTTTTCGAGATGGATAGAGTTAGAACTAAAGATGAGCTTGATCTGGGCGAAGGTCTTGCGGGTCTTAAACTCGATATAACCTTGGTAATGGAGGTTCCCGGTGAACCCTCTCTCTAGCTGGTAAACATGATAGGACATGATCTCCTCATCAAAGGGGGGGGCACTCTCTCCTGGATTGTTCCAAGTATAACACACATATTGAACTCGGGGGTTAGTAGCTGCCATCGTCTCTTTCGTTCGGGGGGCCTCTCTCACTTGACTCGTTTGGTTGTTGGTTTTTTTGAAGTGGACAAGGACGGGGGGTGGGGGGTAATACTATCCCCCCACCCCGTGTCCAGCTAAATTTATATGGTGAGGTCCATACCGGCGTCACGCAAAAATGATGGAACTACGGCCTTTTTGGAGTTCCAGGATTGTTAGGTTGTGGGATTAATTATTTAATTATATATACATTCTTGGACGTCCTCCCCGGATGTCATATGGACGTCTGGAGGATGTCTTTTAATATTGGGAGAAGTTATTTATTTATATATACTAGGACGTCGGCTACGCCTCCTTAGTGGCTGCGCCACGCCCTGCGGGAGCACCCCTCAGCGGGAGCGTCATAAGGCGAGGCTTTTATTAGTATCATTATTATTTATGGAGAGGAGTTAAAGTTAGTATTATGGGAAATGGTTAGGTTTGGTTTATGAACTGACAGGTTATGCCAATGTCTTTTGATGTCTTTGATTTTTTCAGT